CTTGCTTTATTGCCACTTTTTTCGCCTATTAATACAATAGCATCTGTACTGCCATTTGCTTCAATTCGTAATCCTGAATTTCCAGAACTTGTTGAATTTGACTTAACTGTCAAAGGTGAACTTAGCGAAGTCGTTCCTATCCCAACGTTTCCGGAAGAATCAATGCGCATTCGTTCTGTTCCAGCGGTTGAAAAATTAATTGTTGCGTCTGAAGGGTAACCAATATGTGCCGTTTCACTTACTCCGTTTCTTCCTAAATTAATAACATTCCCATAATCGCCATGCCTTAAAATTTTTAATGGTGTTGATGAATATGAACCAACCACTTCCAATTTATTGCTTGGCGAAGTTGTTCCGACGCCAAGGTCACCGCCAGCAAAATATGAATTGCCGTTTGCCCGAATGACGGCTTTTAATGTGTTTGTATTATCATAAACACCAAAACGGTATAAATCACGGTCAAAAACAAACCGATTTGAAGTTCCGTCTGCCCCCCTTGTGATGAACAAATTTGATGATGTCCCGGTTGTTGAATCTCCGCTTGAAATTCTCCAAGAACCGCCAGCGGTTGAAAAAGCTAAACACGCGTATCTTGATGTATTGTTTGAATCATTTATATTTATAACTGGATTGTCACCTCTAACGTGTAAATTTGAAGTTGGCGAAGTCGTGCCGATACCGACATTTCCGGAAGAATCGATTCGCATTCGTTCAGCTGGACTTGCCCCGCTGGAAGTATAAAATTGAATTTTGGACGAACTGTTGCCGCGCGAAGAAATATCCAAATTGCCACTGCTGTCCGCGTATATTTGCGCGGCCGTTATTGCTGACGGTGCGGCTGTAAAAGAATAACCTAATTTTAATCTAGATGCACCTTGGGAATCAACGCTTATAAAGCCGGCAGTTCCGTTAGAACCGCTATCAACAGAAAGTTTCGATTGTGGGTTGTTCGTGTTGATTCCAATGTTGCCATTTGAAGAAATGCGCATTTTTTCAGCACTATTCGTTCCAAGTGCTAAAACAGATGATGCGCCAACGGCGTAAATTTCATTGTTTCCGTTCCTAGTAAGAAATATTTGATGACCAGTTGTTTTAAAATTACCAACAATGCCCGCAACCTCAAGTTTACTATTTGGCGAAGTTGTTCCAATACCGACGTTGCCGCTTGACGTGATACGCATCACTTCAACGCTATCGGTTGTGAATTTGAAAACTTGTGAATCTAAATGCAAAAAAGCATATCCGTTCGCGTCATCGTAGTCGCCAATTTTGACGCTTGAATCTGATATTTTTAAAGCATCAACTCCGTTTGGCGTTGTGACATAAACTTCACCGTCAACATCAAATTTCCCCCTTGGAGTAGTTTGTCCAATTCCAACCGCACCGCCCGTTCCTAAATAAACATTTGAAGAATTTCCAAGTCCGTCGGTGATTAGTTTATAACTCCCACCAAGCGGGTCATTGTCGGTTGTTTTTAAAAGTCCGTCGTAAGTGTTTTTGATTCTTTTGTCAGTAAGTGAAGCCATGAAATCGAAATTTTTACAAATTTACGAATTTACAATTTGACTTTTTATTTGTGACGGTTATTGCCCATGACTTTTTCAATGCCACGGCTTCCGAAGTAAGCGCCAACAATTAATGACAAAACACCTTGGATTGAATCAAGAGGGTATTCCAAAAACCAACCCGTCACGTATGAAAGCGAAAAAAACACAAGTGTCAAAGGGCGAACATTTTTTGTCAGCCAAGTTCCGGTTGCTGACATGTCGGATTGCCAACGCTTTGTCACTTCTTGCATTTCAACCAAATCCATTTCCAACATCTTCAGCGCGGTTTGTTTGTCCGGTTGTGGCATCGTGTCATCTTTTTCAATTAAACGCTTTACAACCCCCAAAACGCCCGAATCCGGCAATACATCACCAAGTCCCAAACCAATGGTTGAACCAATTTGATTCAAAAATTTTCCGACTTTCGTTTCTTTGAACGACTTTTTTTTAGACATTGTGCGCGGTTTTTTAGGTTGTGATGTGTTTGTATTCTTCAACGGCGTCAAAACTTGGACACGCCTTTGTCGAAAAATTGTTGTGTCCATATATTCCCGCATGCGGAAACATTCCCTTCAGTTGCCAAAGTAGTTCTTCAAGTGCCAAACATTGTTCGGGTGTTCGGGTGTCAATCCAATTTTTCATTTTATTGTCCATTCCGCCAACGTAACAAACGCCAATTGAATGACGGTTTTTTCCTTTGCAATGCGCGCCAATTTTTTCAATGGGTCGCCCGTCTTCAATGCACCCGTCAAGACCAATGACAAAATGATATCCAATGTCAGAGAATCCCCGCTTTAAATGCCAACTTCTTATTTCGTCAACACTTGTTTCACGTCCGGCGGGTGTTGCCGTACAATGAACAATGATTTGGTCAATTCTTCTCATATTTGAAACACGCGGTTTGATAGTTCCATAATTGAACGGAAATAAGTTTTGTCAATCATGTCGTCTTCAACATACGATATTGATTCGATTTCTGAAGTGTATATTTTGAAACCATTTGAACCCAAATCAACATAACCACCCGAACGTGTCCGCACGATTTGCGCAATTTTGTCGGTGATTATATTGCAATCAAGTTCACCCCCGGTGTCGGAATCAAAACGCGTATTGACTTCGATTCGTGTAATGACTTGGGTATTGAAGGAATCACGATTGTTGTCAACCTCATTTGTTTCAAGTGAATAAACGCGAATATAAGGAAACGACGCATTTGAAGGGACGCGCCCATAAACCGGTACGTCAACCGAATCCAATTGAACATTTCCGTCAAGGGCGTCAAGGATTCCTTTGCGAACAAAACGAATTGGGTCTTTCATTTGACAATGTTTTTAATTTTTCGATTCATGTTTGACAACATTTCGTGCAATGCTTGGCGTGCTGAATTATACAAATAAGGACGCGCTGGCAAATTGACACCCTTGTTTCCTTTGCCTTTGAATTGCGCCGCATACGATTGCGGAATTTCAAGTTCGTCAAGTTCGGACAAATCAACACTTCGTCCCGTTCCAAACTCAACATAAGGCGCGTAATTCATGCCAGCTTCAACAACGGCTTGGTCACCTTTACGTTGTGCTTTGATTGATTTCATTAAATCACCCGTGTCACGCGGGACACGTTCTTTTGCAAGGCGTTGCGTTGTAAGTCCCCAACCGCCAACTTCATTTGACAATTCTTGTTTTGAAAGTTTAAACAAACGTTTCATTTTTTGGTCAAGTTCTTTCAAATCAACCGGGTCAACATAAACACGTGAATATTGAAATTTTGCCATTATATTTCAGTCGCTTTTATTGTTGTGAAAAAGTCTTCAACCGAATCAATTCGGTCGTTGATTCTCATTTTTTCGCTTGCACCGTCAAATTGCAAAATGTCCGAATCCAAAATTTGGTCGGCGGTCTTTTTCCTGAATTGCAATTCAATTTCAAGTTTGCGTTGCCGCAATCCACCTTCTTGTTCGATTTCCCCGCGTTTCTCGACTTGATTGCACCAAACCGTCGCAATAGTTGATTCGGTTGATGTAAACCCCCCAAAACCGTCCGCGGTCTTAGCAAGGCGCAAAATCTTAATTCGCGAATTGAAATCACCGCTTTGCATTATACAAACATTTGTTTTTGTGACGCCAAAATTGACTTCACGTTTGTCGGAATTTCACTTAATATGCGCCCGCCTTCAACAAAGTCAGCGCGGTTGTCATAATAAGTTGAAACCATTTGAAGAAGTGCTTGTTTTATTAAATCGTCCGACAACCCCGCCGTTGTGTAAGTGATTAAAACTTCCATTGCAAAGGGCGTATTTGAACCGGACAAAACTTGATTGACACCACTTGTCAAAATGATTTGTTCTTTGTTCAATCCTTTTTCTTGATATTCCGCCGTTTGACCCTGAACGGTCACGCTTGCAATTGTCGCAACTGGCGCAAAAGGAATCTGAATAAATCCTTCGGCTTTGTCCATGTAATATTTGCGTTCTTTTGCAACTATGTCGCGCGAAATGTAGTTTTCACACCAAATGCGCGCCTGGACAATCATGCGGTCAATCAACGTGTCGTCAGCGGTCGTGTCAATACGAACGTAGTCTTTGACGTCTGAAGTTGTAATCAATTCCGAACCCGTTGTCGATACGATTTCAATTTGTCGCATTATTCTTCAATTTTGGGTTCCGCTTTCTTTGCTTTTTTTGCTTTGGGTTTGGGTTCTTCTTTGTGTTCTTCGCAGTAACCTTTTGAAACCCATGAATGCCCAGTGATTGCGCCGACGGTGTAAATTTCACCGACTTCAAACAAGTTTGAACCGTGCTTGATGCGCTTTGTCATTTTTACTTTCATGATTTGTGATTTTATTTAACAAAAATACAAAAAAAACGCCGAACAAATTCGACGCTTTTTCTTAATGAAACAATGAAAAAATCCTACTAATTGAAGAATGGTGCAAAGTTATTAAAAAAATTTGAATATTTTCCGCTTTGAATAAACCTGAAGGCGCGTTGTTCTTTATTTGGAATAATAAAAAAACCGTCAAAAATATAAATTGCAAAAATGTCAACGAAATCTTTATTGTAAAACGTTCCGGACGGGCGCAAATTTACGAAAACCCCCTTTTTAATTTCCGATTGAACCCGGTTGTTTGCGTTTTTAATTTGAACTTTTGAAAGACGCCCTTCGTGTTCAACAATGCAATCGTATTTTGAAGAATCAAGCAAAGGCATTGAAACATTCAAACCGCATTCCATTGCGGCGGTTGCAAACTTGTATTCAGCGAAACAACCTTTTTGGTTGACATTCATTTGTTTTTGTTGGTTGTAACTAAATTACAAAAAAAACCCGTTGAACATTCAGCGGGTTTTCAACAATTAAAACCAAATAGAAAAATAATGAAAATTAAAAATCCGACTTTAGCCGAATGCGGTGTTCAAGGTCTTCAATTTTCTTTGAAACCCTTGACAAAAATATTTTATCGTGTACGGTCATGAAATCCGATTTCGATTCCAATTCCTTCAACTGTTCTTTTATTTGCTGAATAAGTGTCATAATACAATCGTATCAAACCAAGCGGCGAACGCAAGGAATCCAACAATCAACGCGCCAACACCAATTGAGTAAACGCCGACATAAATTATTTGTTCAATTTTTTTCATTGTTTTAAATTTATACAAATTCAACAAATGTATCAATATATCTTGAAGGGTCGTTTTTCATTCTGTAAAGAATAGACAAATCATAAGAAAATTCGTTTTGCAATTTTGCTTTGTGAATTACAGTAATTCTTCGTTGAACGTTATTGACAAATTTGTTTCTAATTTCTTTGTCGTTTAAACCTTTTTTGATTTTAATGTCAGATAAAAAATTCATTTGTTTCATTGTTTGATATGTCAAAGATAATAAAATAATTCTATTAATTGCAAATAAATTTTAAAAAAAAAGAAAATTTTTCATTTATACGAATATAAAGCACAAAAAAAAGGGACACAAATGCGCCCCTTTTATGGTCTAATTGCTTACTTATTAAGCAGTTTCAAGCGCGGCTTTGTCAACGCTGAAATCACCGTTTACAAATGCGTTTGGTAGGTAGTTAGTCAATGCAACTCTTTCCATTACACGACAAGTCACGAAACCGTCACGAACGTTTGTGCCGTCTTCTCTGAAGAATTCAACAGAAACATTGTCACGAACCCAAAGTTGTGTTCCAACGCTAAAGTTTCCGATTAGATATTTGTCGGAAGTGATTGCAGTTGAAAGAACTACGGGAACGCCGTTGATTCTTGGTTCCAAACCTTGATACCATTGTTCTTTCAAATAGTTGTTATTTGAATCTTTTAACAACAAGATTTTATGAAAGTCCGTTGGGTTAATCATAATATAATTGGCTTGGTAGTTTGAAAGTGACAATTGATTCATTGCAACAGTCAAAACGTCAAATTCATTTGCGCTTTCGATAGCGTTGGCAAAACCACCCGCCGCGAAGTCAGCTGAATCGGTGATGATACCACTTAATTGTGGGGCAACTCCGGTTCCGCTTATAATTTGTGTGTCTTCAACTTCCAATAGTTTTTCAGGCGCACGCGCTGAAAGGTAGCTTGTAAGTTGTGGCGTATCGGCAAGCATTTCTTCTGAAATTCTGAAGTAAGTTCCGATTTTTTGAACATTCGCGTCACTCGCAGTCATGTCGAAATCCGATTGACCAAGTGTTGCGCCTTCGGCTTTAGCCGCCGCGCCGTTTGAATATCCGCTTTCCTTTACAAAACGAACTACGTCAGACGCAGTTGAACCCGTTGGAATAAGTTGACGAACGTGTGTTGAACGCGTTGGGTCAAACTTATATCCCGCAACTCTATCCGCTGGAATGACTTCGCCGGTAAAATCCGCACCGGTTGTCATGTCCGCTTTGATTTCGAATTTAGCTGAACGGGCGTTTCCGTTTTTAAGGGCGTCAATCGCACCTTCGGAAATTGCTTTTGTTAGTGTATTCTTGAATGATTTTGGTTCACGACTTTCATTGAATTTTTTGGTCGCTACTTCTTGGGCGTCAATTCTTGAATTCAAGTCGTTGAATTTTTCAGTCAACGCGTTGAATTCGTCTTTGTTAGTTGACGCAACGTTTTCAAATTTCGATTCAATTTCTTTTGCAATCGAATCAATTTGATTTTTTGTGTTTTCTTCCATGATTAAATTTTTTGGAAAAGGTTTAACATATAATTAAAAGGTTCGTCAGCATCAACCGCGTTTTTCGGCAACGTGGTTTCTTCAACCGGCGTTGTGAATTGTTCAAACAATGATTTTAGCTTTAATAGTTCGGCTTCAATGGACAATCCCATTTCGTCCGATATATTGCCTTTGCGTATTAGCTTGGCAAGTTTTTCAAAACGTTCACAATGTTGCTTTGTTAACGCTTCATTTTTTACATCAAGGATTTTCGCTTGGTCATTGGCGGCAATTGTGACCGCGCTTATTTCGTACAATTTGACTTCAGATATTTCGCGAATTTCCCCTTTTTGTTGTTTTTGTATTGGCATTATTCCAACCGAATTTTCGGTGATAACGCCGGCTTTCATAAGTTCAATCGTGTCCATTCCAAGTTGCGTTTTGGCGACTGAAGCGGTGAAGACAAGTCCCTTGTCGTCTTCATAAAGTTCAATCATTTTTCCGATTGGTTTAAACATGTCGTGTTGATATAAGTATTTCACACGTTCGCCGTTTTCTTCAATGGTCTTTTTGTAAGCGCCTTTGACAATCACGTCGTTGTCGGAATCTTTATTTCCAAAATAGGAACCGTAACCCTTGACAATGCCCGCCTTCTCATCGGCGTCAAGCAATTCCCCAACGGGCGCGGTCTTGAATAAAATTGACATATTTTTATTTTTTACAAATTTACAAATTTTTAATTTAGACAATTGACGACGTTCCCGCGCCGGACAAGCCAACACCAACACCCGTCAATCCTTCACGCGCTTGCGCACCTTCAACCGGAATTGGAATAATACCGCAACGACAATTGATTCGATTTGCCGCCGTTCCTGAAGGGTCACCGGGGCGTCGCATTTTATCACTTCCGAAAACAGTCGGCACGTCAAAAAATCCGTCAAAAGGAATATCCGGGTGTCTTTCCATTTCAACGTGGTCGGCTTTGTCGCCTTCAAAAAACGAACGAACACGTCCGTCGCGCGCGGTAATCCAACGTTTGTTTAATTGGTCCGGCGGAAACAAAGTTGTTGCGCCTTTCTCAACGCCAAGGTTTGCCGCGTTTGTCGCTTCAGTACGAACCAACCGGCGCGCTTGAAAATCGGAATATCGTGTGAACTCTGAACGCAATATCCGGGCGCGTTCTCGTTCACCAAGTGAATTGAATTCAGGGTCTTGCATTCGTCTTTGTAGTATTTTTTTTAAAGTTTCAAGTGCCGTTCCCTGAACCAAAACAATTTGCGTTCCGGCATGTTGTAAGGCGTAAGCATTGAACGCTTGTTGAAACACGTCTTCAAGTTTTTCCGAATCAAATGATTTTGGAATATACCGCCGGAAATTGTTTGCATACCATTTCGCAAAGTCCATTCCGATATCGGTATAAATTGCAATGTATATATTTTTCCAATCGTCGGTTTTGAAAATCCCTTCAGTTTGAATGTTATTTGTTTGAATGAACGTGTCAATCGCTTGAAAATAGTTTCGTTTGTAGAAACGCTTTAAACGCGCGACAAGGCGGTTTTCAGCACGTCCAAGTCGCTTTGAAAACGCCGAACGCCAATCGTCAACGAAATCTTTTTTG